TTATCTGCTATACGCTTTATAACTGCTGATAGGTTATTATTACCCGGTTGTAAATTAATGTAATTTTCTACACTGTCACTTGCGGCAGTTTCTTCATAGTCTAATAAAGTGTCAAAGGTTCCGCCTGTTAATTTTTTATAAAACTCTATTTCTTTCATTGATGCGGCATTTTCGCCCGGTGTGTCTGCTTTGTTTCCTAGTCCAAGACTACTTACAAGTTGTGGTGGAAACATAATAAAATATTCATCTTTATTAATTGTGTTAAGTTTTTCTGCTTCTTCTCTATTACGTCTATTGATAATACCAGTTAAACTTTCAGGACCGCCTTGTAGAAGTTCTTGTACTGAATCACCTGTTATAATTGTATCAGTTTTTGTATACTGAGAAACCATTGTTAATGCACTCTCGTTCCAAGCATGTGATCTAATATTATATGAACTACCTGATCCGTTTACATCAAAATCCATCTTAGCAATTTTAATAGGAAATATTCTTCGTGTTGTTGAACCTGTATCAAGTATCTGCCCGTTGTCGTCATATCCTTTAAACTCAATTATTAATGCATAAGGTGCTTTTAAATAGTCTGCATGACCTGCTTTGTTTGCGGCGATCATTAAAGTTTGTAGGAACAGTCCCATACTGTATGGTTCGTGTACAGTAAAAGTTTGTACAGTAGCATTTGAAGTACGTGTTTTACTAGTTGGTGCAATTACACTATTCATTGCTAAATTATCAATATAGTATTCTAACTGAGCATCAGAACTTTCGTATGCTGTTAATGCTTTTCCAGGAGCACCACCGCCTGATCTTAAAACTGTTACTTGTGGAGGAGATATTCTATATGTTGAATCTGGAAAATTTATTTCATTGACTGTTAAACAAGCAAGTGTAATATTGTAATTGTATGTTGCATATCTTTTTAATTGATTTGCAGTTTTACCTAATACTGGTAAATTCTTAAGTGACTCTTGCAAGTCTGATAACATCTCTTCAAAAGTTGTATCTAAACTAACACCTTCAAGACCTGCTGTTGCGCCAGTAAGAGAATCTGTTACTCCATTCTTAGCCGCATCTATAACTTTCAAACTAGCATCACTTGCTAGTCCTTTCATTTGATCTACACCAAATGAAGCAAAGTTAGAAACTGACTCTGCAAGTTTTGAGCCTTTGCCCATAGACTTTTGTAGTTGTGCATCTATTACAGATTTTGTTAGTCTGCTATTTGCCATACTCTAGTAACCTAAGTACTTTTGTAATGAATCTGCTCTTGGTAAGTAAATTTTTGCACCAGCAACTAAATCATATACTGGATCTTTTAGTACGTCCATGTTTCTTTGTGCAAACACCCACCATAATTTTGAACTGCCGTATACAGAATACGCTAATAGATCTGGTCTATGTGTAAACTGCGGCTGTATTTCATATAATACATCATCGTCTGACTTAGGTACCGGTCTAATTTCTAATACATTCAAATAGTCTTTGTTTACTACTCGTGTTTTACCCCAAGGGCTCATTTCACTGTAACGTGCCATTAGATAAACCCTCCGCCGTTGTTACCATTAGTGCCAAGGTAGTCACCTTTTACAAATTTGTCTAAATTAAACTGTGAAGTTTTTGCTCTTGAGTAAACAGGAGCAACTGTTATTGATACTTGAGATTGTGTTGGTACAAAGCCTGCTTTACCTTTTGGATCTCCAGTAGTTGGACCTGTTGATATTTCACCACTTGCTTGTGTCTTGATGTAGTCAACATCTGCAGGCAAATCAAACGTAAAGTTTCTAACAACAACCGGAACATTTGGAAATACAAAGTCTCCGTATCCATTTAAAAATATTAATGGTGGCGGAGCACCGGAATTCTGTCCTAAACCGTAGTCCATTTTTGTTACACTACGTAAAAAGTGTGTCATCGCTACCCAATATTGCGCATCTTTAGCATTTTCTACAAAAAAGTCACCTGTAATTACGATATCTTCAATTTGGCTGTTTTGATACTGAGGGAAAGGATAATTACTATGTGTAGGATGCATTGCGTCATAATTGGCCGTATGCTGTACTAATATAGTAGGAGTATATGGAAATACTAGTCCATTGGTCTCAACAAGAGGTTTAAACATTTCATTACCGTCAACCATATTTGGAGGAATACTTAAACGTACACGCCAGTCGTTAGTCTTGGCGCCATCCGTTGCCTGTGTTTTTTCACCTGTTGGTGGTATCGAGCTAGGACCTTTTAAAAGACTTTTTAAAATACCGGCGGCACCGCCACCTAATACGTTTTCGAGTGCCGAGTTTGCAAAATTAGTTGCAGTGGACTTGACAGTATTTTCAACAGACTCTTGAAAGTTGCTAACATTGGATTGGACTATCTTTTTTAAATTCATTTCAATCTCCTACAAGTATTTAGTTGACAAAATTAAGTATGTAGTTTATAATAGAGTAATAACCTGGAGAAATATATGAGAAAAGTAAATTATCTTAATAACAAAGATATGCTAAAACAGATTCACAAGTCTAAATCACAGTTTTGTAGTTTTATGGAGCCTGATTTCAATCAGTTCGACATCATACTAACTGATTTAGACAAAATAAACATCCGTACTGTTGCAGAAGCAAAAAGAAACAAAGCAAAAAGACTGCAACACCTAGATTTTGAAGCACGTAAACTAGCTGGTGAGAAAGTTAAACTAGCACAATGCGAAATTGACTACAGAAAGATGGAGAAAGAAGACTTAATTTTTAGAATTATGACATTTGACCATATACCTGAAGAGCCCGGACGTAAAAAGAATCCTAAAACAATAGCAGATACAAAAGTAAAACTAAATTTTCCACCCTTTCAGCATTACAAGTTCAACGAAGACGGAGAACTTATAGTAGTTGGCAAAAGTCATTGGGTTGGCGGTATGGAAAATGGTTATTTTAGTATGAAACATGCAAAAGCAACAAACGAACTTGCTCGTATGTGGATTAAATTATGTGAACGTTATGCAACAAGAGGAAATGTACGTGGATATACATACAACGATGAAATGCGAGGACAGGCAATCTTACAATTGGCACAAATTGGTCTACAGTTTGATGAATCAAAGTCCAACAATCCATTCGCTTATTACACAGCCGCCGTTACCAATTCGTTTGTCAGAGTTATTAACCTTGAAAAGCGCAATCAAAACATCAGAGACGACATCTTAGAAATGAATGATATGAATCCAAGTTATACTAGACAGCATAACGCAGAATGGGAAGCTTCTATGAAGCGTGAAACAGCAAAAATTAATGCGGCTAAATCAGCCAAAAGCAGTTGACCTTAAGTGCAAAAGATAGTATTATGTTTAGTACAACTATGGAGATCTCATTTTGTTTAAAAAAGCGGCAGTTTTTACCGATATACATTTCGGCTTAAAAGGAAACAGTAAAGTACACAATCTGGACTGTGAAGAGTTTGTTGATTGGTATATAGAACAGGCAAAAGCAAACGGTTGTGAAACTGGTATCTTCTGTGGTGATTGGCATCACAATAGAAACAGTTTAAATCTTACAACTATGGATGCAACTATTCGCAGTCTAGAAAAACTAGGTGCGGCATTTGAAAAGTTTTATATGTTTGTTGGTAACCACGACTTGTATTACAAAGACAAACGTGACGTAAGTTCAACTATTTTTGGTAAGCATATTCCAGGTATTACTATAGTTGACGAAATGTACACTGAAGAAGATGTTACATTAGTTCCGTGGTTAGTTGGCGAAGAATGGAAGAAGATTGAAAAGGTAAAATCCAAGTATATGTTTGGTCATTTTGAACTTCCTAGTTTTTATATGAACGCACTTGTAAAAATGCCTGATCATGGTGATCTAAAACCGCAACATTTTAAACATCAAGAATATGTGTTTAGTGGACATTTCCATAAACGTCAAGTACAGGGTAAAATACATTACATCGGTAATGCGTTTCCGCACAACTATGCAGATGCATGGGATGACGAACGTGGTATGATGATACTTGATCGTGAAAACGACAAAGAGCCTGAATACATTAACTGGTGGAACTGTCCTAAATATCGTACAGTAAAACTTTCGCAATTATTAGATCCAGATAGCGATATAATAAAGCCTAAAATGTATTTGCGAGTTACACTTGATTTACCTGTAAGTTATGAAGAAGCACAGTTTATCAAAGAAAACTATATCTCACAACACGGTTGTAGAGAAATTACATTAATACCGCAAAAACAAGAAGAAGAAATTACAACAGATTTAGATATTACTCAATTTGAAACAGTTGACGAAATTGTATCTAAAGAAATCGCAGAAATTGACACAAACAACTTCAACAAGAAGACGCTAATGGACATTTATAACGACCTATGATACGTATTAAAGATTTAACCGTAAAGAACTTCATGAGTGTGGGCAATCAGACCCAGGCTGTAGATTTCAATAAAGCAAAACTAACACTTGTATTAGGTGAAAACTTAGATCAAGGTGGTGACGATAGTGGATCACGTAATGGTACTGGTAAAACAACAATTATTAATGCACTAAGTTATGCATTATATGGTACTGCACTTACAAACATTAAACGTAACAACCTTATTAATAAGACTAATAGCAAAGGTATGGTTGTTTCGCTTGATTTTGAAAAAGACAATATACAGTATAAAATAGAACGTGGAAGATCTCCGACATTTTTTAAGTTTTTTATTAATAATGAAGAACAAATAGATGACGAATCGCAAGGTGATAGTCGTAAAACACAGGAATATTTGAACGATTTATTAGGTATGAGTCACGATATGTTTAAGCATATTGTTGCATTAAACACATATTCTGAGCCGTTTTTAAGTATGCGAGTTAACGATCAACGTGCTATTATTGAACAATTACTCGGTATTACTATTCTTAGTGAAAAAGCAGACAATTTAAAAGAACAAGTTCGTAATACTAAAGATGCAATTACACAAGAAACGCTAAAAATTGAAGCAACGCAAACTGCTAACAGTAAAATTGAGTCAACTATTGCAAGTTTGCAAAGCAATCAAAAAGCATGGCTTTCAAAACGCACTACTGATACAATAAGACTAAAAGAAGCTATTAACGAATTAGAACATTTAGACATTGAGGTTGAATTAGAATCGCATGAAAAACTGTCTAATTGGAATGAACATAATAATGCTATTTTAGCCCTTAAGAAAGAGCTTAGTACATTAGAGCCTGCACTACAACGTGCTGATAAAAGTGTTGATAAGTTAACTAAAGATATTGCAGATTTAGAAGATGCTAAATGTTATACCTGTGGTCAAGATTTACATGCAGATAAAAAAGCAGAAATTGCAGAACGTAAGAAAAAAGAACTTGAAGATGCACTAGCATATCAAACAGAAATAAGTGGTAAACTTTTAGAGGTTACAAAAGGCTTAAAAGACATTGGTGATATTAATGGTAAACCTAGTGTGTTTTATGATACTGCTAAAGAAGCATATGAACATAGACAAAATGTTGACAGTCTAAAGCAGGCATACGATTCTAAGAAAGATGAACAAGATCCGTATGAAGCACAAATTAATGAACTTAATGAAAGTGCAATACAAGAAATTGATTGGACGCCTGTAAACGAACTTACAACATACAAAGAACATCAAGACTTTATGTTAAAACTGTTGACAAACAAAGACAGTTTTATACGTAAAAAGATTATCGAACAAAACCTAATGTATCTTAATAATAGACTTACATACTATCTTGATAGATTAGGATTGCCACATCAAGTTGTATTCCAAAACGACTTAGTTGTTGAAATTACACAACTTGGTCAAGACTTAGACTTTGATAACTTGTCAAGAGGCGAACGTAACAGACTTATATTAGGTTTGTCGTTTGCATTTAGAGATGTTTGGGAAAGTTTATATCAGAACATTAACTTGTTGTTTATAGACGAGTTAATTGATAGTGGTATGGATACAGCAGGTGTAGAAAGTTCATTAAGTGTGCTGAAGAAAATGGCACGTGAACGTGAAAAGAACATTTATTTAATTAGTCACAAAGACGAACTTGTAGGTCGAGTAAACACAATACTAAAAGTTGTTAAAGAGAACGGTTTTACAAGTTATGAAAATGATGTAGAAGTAGTGGAATGATAGACGACGATACACATGACAAGTTAACTAAGGCTTACATGGAGTACTTTAAATCTAACGAGGCTTACGAGTCTCGTAAATCACACAGAACTCATGCTAGTAGCAGACGCTGGTTAAGAGAAATTAGAAGTCTTGCAAAAACAAGAATGGAAGAGATACACGACACGTATCAAACCAAGAAACAGGCAGAAAAACAAGGCAAGTAATAAGTATCACTATGAAGTGGACTTATCAAGGCAAAGAGGTAGAAAACATACCGGACGAATACGAAGGTTTTGTTTATCTCATTACTAATACGACCACTGGGCAAAAATACATAGGCAAAAAACTAGCAAAATTTAAAACCACTAAGCCACCACTAAAAGGCAAGAAAAACAAAAGACGCGGCACTAAAGAAAGCGATTGGAAAACTTACTGGGGATCCAGTGATAGACTAAACGCAGATGTTGCAGAACTAGGCGAAGACAAGTTTACAAGAGAAATATTATACCTATGTAAAGGTAGGGGCGAAATGTCC